TTATAACGGGATAGCATATATCTATAATAGAATCGTCATACCCATAATTTCTTTGTGCATCATTTAAAACTTCACGACATTCTTTCAGCAGTTCTTTGAGCTGTGCGTTTTCTCTTCTTACTTCCAACTCCAGCTCTTGTGTCTTTTTCAAGCGTTCAGCAATCTCATATCCCTGCACGTAAGTTAAGCTATATTTACGCTGTATTGCAGACGGTGAACAACCTTTTTCATAATGCATAAAATCAGTCATCTTGTTTTAACTCCTTTATCCCCATTGTTCTGCCATAGCTAATGCTACACCCTCAAATGTTTTACTTCTATTCCTTTGTCTGTCTTTACCACCTTTATTAAACCAATTTCCGGCAATTTTCGTGCTTTCAGATACTTCTACAATATTTGTAGGCTTGAGTTTAGGTAGTCCTTTAAGCCACAATCTAGTTTTCTTTTTATATGGATGCCCAAACTCAAACGGTTGTATCTCTTGTGTATGCTTAGGCAGGTTGAATATCGTGCTTGATACAGGATTTTCTACACATATTTTAGAACAAGGAGCATTATACAATTTCATAAAAAAATCTTTTGCTGCCAGACCTTTTTTATAGCGTTCTTCATTTAATACACCTTTTGGGAATAGAAATCTTGCACCGGCATTACTTAGATAAGTGCAAGGCGGATGCGCAATAATCAAATCCCAATTTTCGTTAATGTGTTTTAATACATCGTCTTGTATATGCCATTCAGGATGCCCACCGGAACACTCTAATATATCACAAGAGTATGCTTCGTGTCCTTTGTTCCGGAAAGCTATGCAAACTCTCTGACTTTCTTCGCAAGCTACTAATACTCTCATTTTTCACCTACCTTTTTTCCCTCTTGGGAAATATGGTCAAATTTAATAACTGTTAATCTGCCATATTTATTCCCTGTAATGTCAGTCATTTTGGAAATACTCCGAATTTACAGCTTCTTGCCAAGTTGGATATTCAGTGATAAGTGCTGAATTATCATCTATATAACCACAGTCCAAAGTCTCTGCATCGCCTTGTGTATAAATAATATATGCTCTATCACCAAAGAATGTACCGTAAACATTTGTTACAACAAAAATGAATTTATCCCTTTTTCTTATCTGCCCTACTTTTATAGACATTTTTACCTCCCAAAATATCATCAATAACTTCTTGAGCTTCTATCTCGTTTATTGTTTTGCCCTTATTTTCTTTTATCTGTTCTTCAAGGGCGTTTTCTATACAAGCATTAGCAAAAGCTCTTATACCTTCATCATCATCATTTAACATTTCATATATTGTCATCTTTCTTTTTCCTTTCTAAAATTGCGTTAATACTGTATTTGTTCCATTGTAGTTCAAAGTATATATCCCAATCGGTCATCTTGCTCTCTCAATGATTACTTTTAACAAATCAATATAATCTGTGTATCCGGTAATAAACTCCTCAAGGTCGTTCTTATCAGCAAGTAAATCATCTGTGGCTAACCCCAAAGCTTCCTTATCTGACATATGATAAGGATATCCGTGTCTGCCATCTTCGTCATCTACTTCCTCAAAAGTGTCACGCTCTGGCTCGTGAGCTTGTATGTAAGGATTCTCTAAAGTAAGATTCTTTTTAACACTCTCTATAAAGGCTTTATATTCCTTCGTGTTCTCAAGGCTTTTTGCTTGCATATCATTGACAACCTTTAATCTGCTCTCAACGATTGTTTTTAAATCAACCTTATTATCTTTAGAATCCTGCAAAAGTTCTTCTAAAAGATTCTTCTTTATTTCCAAAACAGCATCAAAATCATTCATTTTACGAACTCCAAGAAAAAGCATAAACCAATTACCAAACAACAAGCGATAAAGCCAAGGCATAAACCCATAATATCCGTTCCGCTTGTGTTGTCTATAAGCTCATCATCTTCTATGATGTCGTATTTTGAATTTACATAATGTTTCATTTTTATTTCCTTTCTAAAAAATCAATTACAAGTGTAATATATATCACTTATTTTAATATGTCAATACATTTTTTTATGTTTTTTGCATTTTTTTTCAGCTTTTCAATTAAATCAACAAGATAATTTATGTTTTTTTCTGTTTCAGGGTTTCTGGGGTGTGTCTTTCCCCGTTCCCAATAGTACACTGAATAAGGATTACTTCCTATGATTTTAGCAAAAGTTCTGACATTTAAGCCTGTTTTATATCTGCGTTCTCTGTAACTATTCATTGCCGTCTTTCCCTTCGTGTTTATATGTTTTGCCATTCCATACCCATTTTCTTTTTAAGTTCACATTCCATTTACGATTAACTTCTTCTTCAGGATACATTCCCATTGCTTCAACATATCGTACAGCCACCGCCATAGCTGTTTTCGGAAACCATCTATAAAGACCACCGCAAACAATCATAATATCGGCAAGTTCCTTTTCTGCCTCTTTATCATTTTCAGCGTTTTCAAACTCTGCAATTTCTTCTTCTAACTTCCAAAACTGGCTCTCCGGTGTTGCGTTCGGGAATAATTCCTTGTGTGATTCTGCAATTTCACATAATTTCATTTTATACCTCATAAATAAATTGTTCTGTATGTACTATGTTTATAATCCGGCACCTTCTTTTGTGCGCCGTGTTTAATCTTAAAAATAATTTCTTTGTTTTCGTGTGTGTTTTCTATTTCTCCCTCTTTACCTTCGTTAATAAGTCTTTTAATCCTATCAAATAAAAGCCTTTTTTGAACTCTCTGTTCTATTTCATCATCTTTGTCGTAACATAAATGATACAAATATAGAGCCTTGTTAAATAGTTCTTCATTTCGTTCCACTTTTCCAAGCCCTACAATAACGGAAGAATGGTCACGCTGTAACTTCTCCCCGATTTGCGTTGATGTCTTTCCAAACATCGTTAAAACCTTATAAAGTATCTGTCTTGCTTTTGCTGCTTTATCTGTTCTATCTCTTGAAAGTAAAATATCCCTCTTAATGTTTAAATATTTTGAAGCTTCATTTATTATCATGTCCATATTCATTGATTTTATCCTCTAAAAATATTCTATTCGGTTTAAATATTTCGTGTCTGTTATTGATGATTTCTTCAATATCCTCTTGAGTAGCGATTTTATTTAAAATACATAACTCTTTTAATCTATTGATTAACTCTACTGACGGATTAGAATGAACCTGATGTATATGGCAACCATAACACAAGCTTACCCCGTTGCGTAAATCCCACCTATACTTAGATGATTGATTTCGGGTAACAATCCAATGATGAGCCTGTAAATGCTTAATGTCGTTCACATATCCACCGCATAAGATACATTTATTATCTCTTTGGCGGATTTTTAGCGACCATAATTCATCTAGCTTTTTAATTAACTTCGGAAGCGGTGTTAGTTTTTTTCTCATCTTCTTCCTCCAAAAGTAAATCAATTTTCTTTGTTTTTACTTTGTAGATATTTCTTAACGCTGTTATCTCTTGTCTTGTTTTACCGACAGATTCTTCTAAACCCCTAATAATCCCCTTATAATAAAGGTATTCACCCGTTACTATCGGCAACATCTCTTTGCAATGTATATCCTGTTTCACCTCTTCTCTCCAATTCATCTTTTATTTTTTGTATCATATCCATAACATCATCATAATCACCAAAACTTAAACTACTTTCAATACAACCTTTATATGTTTTTAATCCTTTTAATAGTTCTTGTGTTGTTAAACTCTTAAAATCTATTCCATCACTGTACATCCATTAGCTCCTTTAATCTTTGCCTTTGCCGTGAACATCTTATAATAAAACCCTGTTTTGAAGTGCCGAAATCTTTTGCCAATTCTTCATTATTTTTATCACTCCAAGCTTGAGCCAACAATTCTCTAAAACATTGTGCATCCAATGCCCTTATTATTTCTCTTTGTCTGGTTAATGCTTCAGGATTCGCAAAAAACACAGGGTCAGCATCTAAATATCCGTGCGACTCTTTGCCTAACTCTGAAACATAATTTTTTATTGCATTTTTAAAACTTTCTATCTTATAACTCGGTTTATTATTTATATCTTCTAAACCTCTTGATAAAAGCTTCCAAAGTTCAATTCTGCATATTTGAATAAAATCTTCAACATCTGCCCTACACTTTATGTAGTCACGGCATAATCTTACTGAATAAGCAATAATATGTCTATCTTTAAAAAGCTCCTTCTTAAATTCTTTGTTATCTATCTGCTTAAAGTTTTTTTCTTCTGCAATTTTCTTTTTGTATCTAGCATCACAATAATTATTACAAAAATAGTGTTTATGGTCTGCGTGAAAAGCACTCGCAGGTTTTATAATAGGCTCTCCACAATAATCACAATATTTCATCATCTTAAATTCCTTTCTAAATCATAACCCTTTTTTATTAGATAGGATTCCGGTAATTCTTTCGGTATAAACTCGCCCTGCGTTCTTTCCTGCCAAAATTGAGTGACTTTAGTCGTATAATCGCAAAACTCGTGTATATCCATTTTTGTAGTCGTTTTTAATCCCCATATCGTTTTATTGACTTCGTGTATTAACTCCGCATTGTATGGAATATTAAACTCGCCATAAGTGCAACCTGCATCGTTAAGACACTCTGCAATCCAACCGTTAAGCAACCAATAATATGAGTTCTGGTCGTTACTCCGTTTATTCTTAAACTCGGTAACTTCAACATTTACTTCCTTGCCAGCGGAGAGCATTACACTCGCTTGATTGTATAATGCTCTGAATACTGGTTTAAGCTCTTTTTCGGTGGATATTTTCATCAGAATGGAATGCCATCTTCTACAATTTCGCCTTCAGGTAAATTTGGCTTAACCGTTCCTGCGGTTAGTTTCTTCATTTCCTGACGGATTCTCTCACGCTCTTCTTTTAATTCAGTATAAGCGTTTTCTGCTACACTTGACAATTTAAGTAAATCACGCTCATCAAAGAAGTTAATAAACGTTGTCTTATACTTATCTGCATCGCAAGTCGCATTGTTATTCTTTTCAGTATAAGCAATACTTATCGCTTGATAATCTTTACCTGCTTTGCTTTTCTTGTCCTCAATAATTACCTTAAACGGATAATCGTTTTTTACTATTTTCATTTTATATCTCCATTATGATAGTTTTTACAAAAATCTACTATTTTTTGAGGTATCTTTGTTTTACCTCTGCACCAAGCATTAACAGCTTGTCTTGAAAAACCAACCAGCTTTCCAAAACTTTCCTGATTAAAGTTGTGCATAACTAAGAATATTTTTAACTCCATACTTGACATTTTGTAACCCTTGTTTTATATTGTTATCAACATAGTGCCATATATTTATATCGGCTACGTCCACAACCTGAGATGGTTAAACACGCACTGGTAAAACAGGAACCGAAAAAGCACAACAAAGTGGAGAAGTAATGTAGCGGGAAATGAACCGTCGGTACATAGATGATGATAGTTGAAAGTTTGGCATTCATCATTACCGTCTGGCTGAAAAGCGAGGGACGGGGGCTATAATAGGTAATGTCGGCAGACTCCCTGTTGAATAAACCCCCGAACTTTACTGTTGATTCTTGCGACTGGCTCCGAAGAATACAACAAATCCCTTCCTGTATGTTGTATAACATATTTTTTGTGTTGTCAATATATAGGGAGGGTAACTGTATCATCATTAAACTTCACCAAAGAATACTTTATTTCACTTGTAAATTTTTGTTTTCAACCAAGCAAGCACCTGCAATTTCAGCACCTGCCAATAAATCAGCTTTAATTTTAGCTTTATCAACTTCCTCTTTAACACGCATATAATCCTTATTATAAAAATCATCATCAACCTTAACTTGTGTGCTTTTACGATAACTCAACGAGAATGTGCCGGCATCAAGTTTTTCTTTCCCTGTCTTATCAAACAGACTCTTAATAAACTTTTCAAGGCTCTCAATACGCTTTTCCTCTTGTTTTTTACGCTCGGTCAAGCGGTTAATCTCTGCCTTTAAGGATTCTATTCGGGCTTGTTTATTCGCTCGTATCTTACATAGCGTTTCAATTCCACACGATAAAACCGATTGAAGTTCCTCATAAGCTCCGTCATAATCTTCGCTGACTTCGCCTGTTTCCCAATCAATACAATCGTCAAGTCTTTTTTCTGCATTTAATACTTCCTCATATATCATCTTACTTCAACTCCCATTTCCGGATTATTTAATTTAAGTTTCATATCGCCCGAAACTTTATTAAGTGCTTCGTATTCCTTAGTTCCCTTTGGAAACTTCGCAACCCATTTATAGTATAATGCACCTAATGCCTTTACACTTTTGGCTGAACGAATAGCAGTGTCAAAATCTTCTAATGTAGATAAATCATCAAAAGTCTTTGTCTTACCACTAGCAAGATTTCCGTCATCATCTTCAGTTTCAATATTCAATAACGGAAGTATTGAGTATCTTCTGGCATAAGTGACCGCTGAACCTAACTTTTGCATATCAGGTGTTGCTGTCAATAAATCCATATCGGATTCTAACTTCTCGCCTGTTTCAATATGTATCAAATCAGTATGTAAATGGTCGTGCTGAACGGTCTGAATTAAAATAAAACCATTCTCACGAATTTTTCCTTTGACTTCTTCAAAAATACTGTTCAAATCAGCATACTTGGATTTGAAATACGGATTATCCTCTTTTTTGATAATCGTATTTATGCTGTCTTGTAGTTTAGCTAACGCTTGTAAAAATTCCTTAGTCATATTTTTTCCTTTCTAAAATGTTATTACATTCTCTTTATATACCATTTATTTTAATATGTCAACAACTTTTTTTAATTTTTTTCAAAAAATATCTTTTATATCTTACCTTGTCGCCGAATCTATTTACTGACATTTCCCATACATCATCTATCGTATAGCCTTCAGGGATTAAACTAATCCTTAAATCAGATACAATCTTTCTTAACTCGGTTGTACCTAAAACCTCTTTACAGTCATTTACTGTTATATAAGGGTGCGTCTGCAAGTATTTATATACTCTGTATTGTGCTGGTGTCATTTTACATTCTCCAATCTAATTCGTTAATAACTTCTGATACGTTACCTAATTTCATATTTTGTTCAAATTCACAATCTCTACCAAATCTTTTTTGTGCAGACTGTCTTAATGCTTCTTCAAAATTATTCATTAAGCCTTTATCAATAGCTTGTTTCAGCTTTGAGCCATAACTCATTTTTGCCCATATACTAGCAGGCATCTCTCTTGCCAACCAATCGTCAAGCACTATTTTTTCTGCATCTTTATAAACATACAAATTATTATGGCAACTTCCAGCTTTTATATCTGCATTCATTCTTTCAAAAGCAAAATCACCTTGTAATACTTCATTACAGTCTGATGATTCCTTTAACTTTTCTGTTTGTTTGGCATTTAGTTTTGCTTTTATCTGTGCTACGTTCGGTTTTGTTTTTGAGTTTTTAAATTCCCAATATTCATCAATAGCAGTTAAAACATCACTCAAATCATATTCCTTGAAAGCATCTTCCCAAGCTTGATACCTTGTCGGATTTTCCTCGCAAGATTTTATAAATTTATCTTTGTCTGGCTTTACTGTGTAAAGTTCTTCTATATGCCATATTATTTCTTGTGTCTTTTCCATTTTAATCTCCTAAAACCAACATTCTTCTTCTGTTTCATATTTTTCATTTAACTCAGCATTCTGCCGTTTGCGTTTTTCATTTTGCTTTATAAAATAAGCACTCGTTGTAATAAACCATTTTTTTTGTTCTTCTAAAGGCTGTCCTTGTAACCATTTATCACGTTGTAAACATTCTGCCCTTAAATTTAAATCTGGATATGCAAGTTGCCAGTTGTTAAAATCTTTTTGATTTAATTTTATAATTTTTCCCTCAAAAGCATATTCAGTTTCTTTTTTTCCTTCCTCTTCCTCTTTCTCTTCTCTTATTCCTATTCCTTCAGAAACTATAACATCTGTATTGCTTTTGTTATTCTCATCTTTTACAGGTGTTATAGAGGTCTTATCCCATCTATTCCTTACTCCCCTTGACTTTGCTTCACATTGTTGCTTAAAAGTTTCATATTGTAAATCTAGGTCAGGCTTGATTGTTTCCAACCAAAACCGACTATTGCAATCTAAAGAAGGATATTTTATTATACATTCCAAAATTGTTGCTTTTTCATCATTTGGAATATACGAAAGCACTCCACCCCAGTCAGGTCTGACTGTCGGCTGAAAAGTAGCTGGTGTATATTTTCTTGACATTTGCCTGCTTGCTCCTATTAAAAAGGCGGGACTTCCAAAATCGTTTTTGCAAGCAGGACTTATGAAAGTCCCATAATCCAAATATTCCCTGCTTGCACTTACCTTTATAATCCCTAAAAAGTTAAAAGTCAACTAAAATTTTTATATTTGTGCAAAAAAATCCACCCCATTAAGAGGTGGACTATTTGCATATATATTACTTTAGAAAGGAGAATTTTCTATGAAAAAATTCTGCCCTTAGTATATACCTTTACTTTAGAATGTCAAGAAGTTTTTTTATAAATTCTTCTTTGTTCTTTGTAATGTAATATTCCCCAGTAGTTTTTACTATTTCAAAAGCCTGTGGATAATTTGTAATATTGATTTTAATTCCGCCATAATAACGGTCAAAATCTTTTTCAGGTAACTCTTTTAATGACTGGTTATACTTTTTTGTGTTTTTGAGGTTATATTTATAGTAACACTTATGGCAAATACACCAGCCTCTTTTTATTAAACTAGGGTAAAATTCACTCTCTGGAAGTTCCTTTTGACATTTTATACAATTCATTAAATGGTATCCTTAATTGTAAATCCTTTGGTTTGCGTTCTCTTAAATAGTTTTCCAAACCCTCATTTCTGAGAACGTGCGGTTTATAATCAGGATAAGCTTCTTTTATGTCATAGTAAACTTCTGTTATGTTTTTATTCCCATAAAATTTATAATCATCACCTTTCTGCGTTACAATAAAATGCGCCCATTCACCGTCAACCTTTAGTAAGTAAACGTGTTTTAATGGCTTTCTCATTCTCTGGGAGTCGTATTCCTGTTCAATAGCCGGATAATCACTAAAGTTTAATCTTTGCTCTTTCATTTTTGTAACTCATTCAATTTTATACCGCAATTTAAAACATCGCCCCAAGTTTCAACAGTCTGTAAACAATTCTCTTTTATTGCTACAGACTTAGTCGTGGAGCAACCGCTTAATATCATCAGGCAAAGGAGTGTGATAACAATCGCAATCACCTTTAACAGTCCGAACAATCGTTCTAATCTTTTCAATCTTTTTTCCTGCTCTATCCTGAGCGTCATTATACTCTTGTATTGCATTTTTATACCCCTTTATTTCGGTTTGTAGTGCGTTATTCTGATTTTCCGCATTAGTTGCTCGTAAAAGTCTGTTATCGCTTTGTAGCTTGAAAAAAACAGCCGTAGCGATAGCAATTATTAAACTAAGGAATAGAATCCGATTCAACATTTTTTTCCTCTCTGTAATTTTCTTGAACATCGCCATTGTGAAGCCATACACTAGAACCCATATTTTCATCATCTGAAATACGGATAAGGTCATAGCCTTCTTCTGCGTTCAAGATGTCCATTGTTTCAAGGATTTCAGCACCCTTTGGCACTTCACCGCCTACATAAACAATTCCATTGTATTTGTATTTGTAACATTGTGTAATAAACATATTTTCTCCTTATGAAGTTGCAGGTAAATCGTAAGATAAAATTACATATCCACTTGTGCCGCCAAATAACGGGTAACCGGTTAAACCTGATATTGTGCTTTGCAAATTGCTCGGGAAATGAATTGTGTGAGTTACAGTTGAACCTGTGCCTCGCATCATATTTTGGAGTTGATTTATATAAGTGCCAAAACTTGAAGTAGTTAATGTCCTGAAATATATATTGGTTAATCCTGTGCAACCTTGGAAAGCATAATAAAGACCGTTACTACCTGACACTGTAGTTAACGATGATAAATCTACACTCGTTAATCCCGTACAATCTCGGAAAGCATTATAAAGACCGTTACTACCTGACACTGTAGTTAATGAGGATAAATCTACACTTGTTAACGCCGTGCAATTATAAAAAGCATAAGAAAGACCGCTACTCCCTGACACTGTAGTTAACGATGATAAATCTACACTCGTTAATCCTGTGCAATTATGAAAAGCATAAGAAAGACCGCTACTCCCTGACACTGTAGTTAACGATGATAAATCTACACTCGTTAACTTGGTACAACCCTTGAAAGCAGCATAAAGACTCATATCTGACACTGTAGTTAACGATGATAAATCTATGCTAGTTAATCCTGTGCAATCTTGGAAAGCATTACTAAAAGCACTACTCCCTAACACTGTAGTTAATGAGGATAAATCTACACTTGTTAACGCCGTGCAATTATAAAAAGCATTATAAAGACCGTTACTACCTGACACTGTAGTTAACGATGATAAATCTACACTCGTTAACGCCGTGCAATTATAAAAAGCATAAGAAAGACCGTGATCGCCAACATCAGTTGCATCATTTGGCAAGCTAAATGTAAAACTTGTTGTTGGCATTTGATACACACCATTTTTGACTTCACGAGTTATACCGATTCCGCCTCCTCCACCGCTAACATTGACAGTCACCGAACTATAACCATCTGCGTTATCAGAACTAGCGTTATATGTTCCATTTACAGTTATTGATTTTGTGATAAGTGTCGGTGATGAACCACTCGGGATACTTGATATAGCTGTTGCCAAGTTATCAAAATTCTGCGCCTGTGGTAAAGTTCCACCTTTACCTGAAACAGCAGTATAAGAGTTCGTCAGGTTAGTGTTTAACTTTGTTAATTCGCTTGCTATTGTCATTTACTAACTCCCCGAATTTATCGTATGTAAAGCGGTTTCAATATTGCCAATTTGTGCTTGTAATTTACCAATTCCCTCAAGCACGGTATCGGTTGCCGCAACAGCACTGCTTGTTGAAGTGGATAATCCTGTTAACTTCGTGCCTAAGATTATGGACTTTAAGTGGTCGGCTCGCATAACTCTTGAAGTTGTTGCCGTTCCAGTAGTTCCCTCTGATACACTCATTGCTGAATATACTTGTCTATATCCTTGGCATACGAATCGCCAATAATCGCCGTCAAACACAAAAATTGATGGTGTGTTAGCTGTCCAAGTATAAGTATCTGTCGATGTTGTAATTGCTGAATTTTGGTAACGAATAGGATAAGCATCAAAATTATTTAATTTAATAGTAGCATTCGCAACCGTGCTTGTTATAGTCGGTAAAACTATAATAGCAACACCGGCGGTTAATTCTGTTATACTCGGAATTGATACATCTTTTTCAACATCTGTCGCCGCCGATGTACTCACGCCGAAAAAATGTGACGAAGTATTTGATAAAGGCGCGCCATTTACTTTATTGCTTGAAATATCAGTACCACCCTGAATATCAATATTTCCACTTCCTAAAATTGAAGTGTTATTAATAGTCTTGATATTTGTGCCACTAACTAAAGTATCTTGCTTGTCGTCTACAAGTTCGTTGACTTTATTGACAACATCGTTTTGTTTTGCCGGTAATGTCAGTTTATTAACCATTTACGCCCCCTTTTAAGCGTGAACAACCACCTTATACGTGCCTGCTGAAATATTACTTGATGAAAGAATTTTTACTGCGATCGAATTTGCGTTTGTGACTGAATAATCATACATAACTCTTTCGCCTGAACTAACTTCATATAAAAATACACCAACATTCGTGTTATTAAGATTATGCGTTACGCTCCATGTGCAAATTCCGCCTGTTACCGTCAATGCCGGATTTGTGGCGTTATATGATTGAACAGATGTTGCACCTTTAGCAGCACCGGAACGAATTGTTGCCAAGTCTGAAATTGCGTCTTGCTTGTCATCAATTATCTCATTGACTGTCGTAATTAACTCCGATGTTGTCGGAGGTGTTGTTATCTTATTTACCATAATCCCCACCCTATGATTAAACCGTTAAAAAACTCTGCCCAATTTGTCGGACTTGAGCATAATCTATTCTTTGGAAGTTCTACCCAAAACATCGCATTGTAAACAAACGGAATACAAAAACCGCATACCGCAAATTGCCAACCGACAAACCAAGCAACCAGCAATGAATAAATAAAATATCTAATCATTAACCCGACAAAACAATATTGTCTTGTGCGTTCCTTAAATCCGAAGAACTTATTTACCGGTTTTACAAGCCAGTTCATAACAGGCTTGCGCCCTTTTGCTAATTGCTCGTCAATATACGAATCGTCTTCTTCGCCGCACATATAGTAATACCAATGCCCACGACACCAAAAAATATACACTAAAACGGAAACAATTAACGATATATACCACGGTTTACCTTGCTTAAAAAACTCCCAAGCAAAAACAGAAATAATACATAAAATCATCTGCACCCCTCTTTTCTCAAGGAAGTCAAATTTAGAATCATAACCGCCAAAAAATCTACGCCATAGACTAAAAAATATACCCATTAAATTAACTCCTCGCATTTTTTCTTAGTGCGTTCAACCCTAGAACCCCAACCATTACCGTAATATTTCCATTTCGGAAGGCTCATTAAATAATCAAGTCTTAAATCCATATAATCTTCTAGTACTTTTTTAACAGAAAGTCTATTGCAAGCACCGATTGTTTGATTGCCTATAATACCGTCAGCTGTTACTCCTAAAGCAATCTGAAGCTTTTTAATCGCTGTCTTTACTCCGCTATTTACCGCAAAATCAAAAACCGCAACACTTAAAGCGTCCGGTATATAGTCGCATTTACATCTGTCCCAATAATCTTTACGGTAAATTTCCATAGCTTGTGCTATTGTTAAGTTCGGAATATCTAAATCAGGATATGCTTTTTTACTTATACCATACTTAGTTTGACCTCCTGAATCTTTAGGGTCGTTGACATACCCGCCCTCATTAATCATTAATAAATCAAAAGCAGTATTCCAAACTTTTGCTGTCATTAAAACAATCCTTTTAAATTACTTAAATCTAAACCAAAAAAACCTATAATTATCAAAGCTAAAATAATCCAAAAACCTTTACAATCTTTTAATTCTTTGATTATCTGCAATAAAGGCTTATGCTCGCTTAACTGAATCAATATATCTAAACTGCCTCGCATTGTTGATAGTTCGTTTTTTACTTCTGAAAAATCTTTCTTCAAGTCGCCTACGTCCATTTTAATTAACTGTATTTCTTTTTTCATATCAGCATAATCCTCTGCTTGAGCTTCGGCAAGTTGTAACTGTGAGGTTGTCATTCCGCCTTTACTCCTCATTTTTTTTATCGTTTCCAATACAACGGCTTGTTTACACATTTTTAGCACCTCTTTTCTCATTATAACCCCCTTTTTATAAAAGTCAAGGCGGAATTTATCCGCCTTAGTATTTTTCCACCGAATGTTCACTTGTCATAACGTGAACCTTAATCAAGTTCTTAAATGATTCCGATATATCCTTTTCAATATCTGCCATTTCTCCTAACTCATTTAAGCTCCACTCTGATTTCGCTCTGCCTATCATTTCGGCTTTTTCGCTTATCATATCCAAGCCTTTATATATCCGCTCGTGGATTTTCTTCATTTCTTCGTTCGTCATTATACCCCCTGATTACCTAATACATTTGTTACAGTAACGTGTGGTGTTGCGTTCTCAATGTATCTTCCTTTGAATTTACATCTCGTTTGAAGTATATCCGTTGTAATAGGATAACCCCATATATCAACCAACGGCACCGCTGTTCCGTTTATTGTAATTGTCGTTGCAACCGGAGCACCAGTAATTACCGCACTCGGGTCAATCGTTACTATTAAACAAAACGGGTCAAAATTTCCTACATTTGTTGCATTAGATACAGTTAAAACCCCTGCATCTGTTATCGCTGATGTTCTATGCACATAAGGACAAGTATTACAAGTCATCTTAATTCTCCGAAAATAGGCGGAGGATTACTCCGCCCTTTTCCTAGCCGTTGAAGCAACCGCAACCGCCACCGCAGAACGGAGAGCGACCTGCATCGTATGTCCAGCCATTCGGATAGCGAACTACACCAGCCAACTGATTTGCCAATTCAAGCTGTGCAACTTTACCCTGCAATGCTTCTATTTTATCTTGAGAGAGCATATCACGGGTTTTTTGTCCTTCTGCCGCAATAGCCGCTTGCAATGCATTTGTATTTGCTAAAGCATCATAGCGGTTTTGAGCCGATGTTTGCTGAATCAACATTTTGGTATCACAGCAACACGCATTCTGATTTGCAATAGCCTGTTGAACTGAAGCTGAAACGCCTAAAACATCTCTATCCAATTCAGAATATTTATCGCCAACATAACCTACAATGTCGTGATAGACTTGATTTGTTGCTGATAAAATTTCACGCTGATTTGCTAAAGAGTTCTGAGTATCAAATCCTCTTTGAACTTCATTTGATGTTGCTAAATTTTCGTATCCGATAGCGTTTGCGAATCCGTTGTTTCCAAAACCGAAACCGTTACCGCCCATCAATACGATTAAGAATAAAAGAGTGAGCCAAGAGCCACCCATTCCACTGTTGCCACCCATAGCGGCGGCAATATCGGCTAAAGAATAGCCATTTCCTTCTGCCATTTATTTTCTCCTATTAAATTAAACCAAACAAGGACTTATTTCAAACCGATTTGCCTTGCATCTTCATCGGTGAGTATTTTCTTGTTAATGTCAAAACCTCTTGATTTTGCCATATTAAGAATTGTCTGCATAATCTGTTGAGGGCTTTTCCCTGCCATCATCTGATTATATTGTTGCATTAACGGGTGATTCTGTAACCGACCCATTAGAAAATTGTTTATTAACTGATTCATTTAATCGCCTTTCAATGTTTTGAAGTCTTTCCAAAATTGTTTTAATGTCGTTCTTTTCTTCCATACCTCCTGATAATGAATAAGATTCTGTTTCAATGTTTCCGTCATTGTTCATTCTGCGTAGGTAAATTTCTTTTTTATCTCTATTGATTCCAAGATAAAAAACATTTGGCATTACATTTAAGCCTGTTAGTTCTTCAGGTGTTTTCACAAAATAACAACTTGCTTGTGATTGAACCTGTTGAGAAACATTTTGAATAGGTTGTGAATACCTAAAATACGGGTCATTATAGTTCGGATACATCAATTCCCTCCTGTGCTAAAATTAAATACATTTGAAGTCTTGTAAAATAAAACATAGGCTACCTCCTGATTAAGAAGATAGCCTATGCCTCGCCAAGAAAGAAGTGTACTAATTGTCCTTATGTAGTGAAGTGTCTAATGCTTTGATAAAAAACAACTTTATAAATGGTAGTGATTTTATGATGATATCCTTATGAAGTGATTTTGCATATCTTTCGGATACTTCTAGCTTATAAGCAACAACTTTCATCGGCTTATCATCACAATACCGAATCTCTAAAAGTTTCTTTTCCTGTTTCGTGAGTGGTAGTGTATAAATAAAACTTCTCAAGACTTCCTTGTCAGGATAGTCATTAAAGAAGTCTTTAATAAAATCTACCTTAAAATCACTCATTTTTTAACTCGTCTGATTCTCGGTGCTTTAGGATTTTTCCCTCTCAAGTGGAATCTTACTTTTTGCTTAACCTTCATTCTTTACCTCTTGCGTTACATTATCACTATTATCTACCGCTTGACTTACATCATTTGAAACTGGATATAAATAAGCAAAAAATATAAATACTAAAAACAAAAAACAAACTGCGTAAAAGTGTCTTTCACTTCTCTGTAATTGTTTTTCTACTAATTGCATTGCAAAGTTTTCCTCTTCCATTTTTATTCTCCTATGCTATTCTGCGCCATACATTGACACGATATGCAGGCGGTTGAACCGTTGATGATTTACCATAAATTGAGGAAGAACGGCTTGCGTTAAAATTTACTTGAACTGCATTTGTTGATTGTCCAGCTCCCTCATTACCTACACCCCAACCGGAACGAGAAACACCATTGAAAGCTCCGTCTTGTCCCGCTCTAAAAATCCCCTGCCAATCCCTTTCACTGTAAAAATTACCGGTAATATTCGGCAATCCTGCCGCAATAGTGGTATTTGCATTTGGACCATTGCCACCCCATAAAGCACGGTCTTGTGCGACTAATTGCCACTGAGAGCCACTAATAAGACTGGCAATCGGGCAATAGTTTGATGAGCCTGTGTATTGCGTTGTAATATAAAGCGACCCTACCGGATACAATAAACCTAACAGACCTGTAATAGCTACACCACTTTGAGCCTTTATGCTAGTGCCGTCAAAAGTCTGGTCTGGCGGAGTACCAGCTAACGAACTAATTACTCCATCTTCTACTACAATAGAAACATTATCAGGTTTTACAACTCCTGTACTAGAGCTTGTTGCTGGTTGAATCTCGTCAATTATTCCGTTGATTACTTCGTTTTGTTCAATCGGAGTTTTACTAGAAGTTATTTTGTTTACCATTGTGCCTCCTATCCTACTAAGACTGCCTTATATGTTCCAGCAGCTACGTTTGAAGATTCGTTAAACTGTATTACTACGTTTGAGTTTCCTGTGGCTGTTATATCCATAAATACATCTTGTCCTGTACTTACTTCATATACTCGTACTGTAAAATCGGTAGAATTTAATCCGTGTGCTATTGTCCAAGTACATACTCCACTTGACGGAGTTAAACTCGGATTCGTATAGGTTTCTTTTTTAATGATACTCCGTGATGGTGCCCAAGCAGGTACACCACTTACCATTGTTAAAACGTAATTATTTGTTCCTGCTGATAATTCTGTAAGAGTGCCACCACTTCCACCAACTGCAAGACTTCCCTCTGAAAGTGCAATAAATGGATAGTCTACCGTTACCGTACCACTGGTATTTGTTAAGCCTGTACTAAAAGTCAATGAAGTCTGATAATTCTGTAATTCATCATAAACACCACCAGAGGTAATTAGCTTCCCAGAGTTTTGAGTAACACTTGAGATAACCTCTCCGCTCTTAAAGTTGCTTGTGGTTAAGTCTGAGATAGAGTTATCATCTGCATCAATGGATTTATTCGTTAAAGTCTGTGATAAATCTAATCTTACAATATCATCTGATTCTGTATTATCAAACTTATCTAACATCGCAGAAGTAATTGTTACACCACTGGCAACCGGAGAATTAAATACAATCGTATCACCTGATTTGTATTCTACACCGTCAATAATGCAACCCGTTCCTGTACACTTAAACAACCAACCAGCTTTAATCGGTCTATAACTATTCAACCCTGAAAAGTCTGTCTGATTCGTTGTATCCCAAGTGCCTTTATAAACCATTGCATTTTGTACCGCAACCGCAATAGCATTTGCTACAAAAGCCGTATTTGCTATTTGTGTACTCTCACTTCCTGCACTAGCTGTCGGTGCCGTCGGTGTTCCTGTGAATGCAGGACTATCTAAATTCGCTTTTACTGCTAATTGTTTCGGATTGATTGCTACATCTTCAGCAGTACCTGTGGTCGCTTGTGCATCTGTCGCAATTTGTACGCCTGTTGACTTCCAATTTGTACCATCTGATACATAAATAGTATTATTGTAATATACAAACTTACCAGCTACCGCCGCAGGTAATGTTGAAACTTTATGTGCTATAACATTTATTACTTGATTATTATTAAAATCTAAGTCGGTCTTTACATCTGTTGTCATCTTATTCTCCTAGTTTAAAATTAACTTTCCTGTTACTTCGCTTGTAAAGGTTACCGTTATTGCGTTTAAATTATTATAAGTAATAGTTCCCACCATTACTACGCCATTGTCGTCAATAATTGTTACTTGTGGATATTTTCCTAATCCGTGATAATAAACCCAAGTATCTGAAGCTACGGTCTGAGTATAGACTACTTGATTATTCACACTGTTAGCAATCATACAATATCCATCAAAAGGACTTAATGTAGATAATACTACACCACTATCATATACTGAAATATCTATGTTAGAAACTAACGAAGCGTATGTTCCGCTTTTATATACACCTAATACCATACTAACATCAGGTATTGTTATCTTATAAACATCACCGGCTTGTTGCCATTCATTCTGTGAGAAGGTGTATCTATACGCACCATAAACCATATTTTCAACATATACCCTTGCTTGTTCTGCACTATTAGCTGCCGCTATTGCGCTATTAGAAGCTGACTCTGCACTACTTTCACAAGAGTATGCAATAGAATCCATATCGTGTTCAGAGTTTTCTAAAGTTCCGTTGTTATCTTTCCAAACTAAAGCTTTTCCCGTTTCAGGAAGCGGAAGCACAACGTCTATGTTATAACCTGAAGGAATTTTTGGAGTACGTCTTAAAAGGTCTGACTGCTCTTGATTGATTGCACAATCCTTATCAAAAGAACTCTCTACAACTTTTGCATCAAATCCTCGTGAAGTCGTATAAGGTACTTCCTGACTGATGGTCGTTGAGCGTGTGATAACTACATATTGATTTTCTGTCGGTGCTACATTAAAAGTAACAATTCCACCCGTTTCACTTACGGTCGCTGTGTAATCGGTTGTTACTGTCTGAACTCCGTCTTCTTCTATATAGACAACTAAGTACTGGTCGGATAAAGCATAAAAGTCATAACTAAACTGCGTTGTTACGCCATTTCCTTGCTGTCTGATAGGATTGTAATTTACTTCTATTGTCATTTGTTTCTCCTGTTAGTATTATATGAATATACCCTATAAAGTCAAGCTAATTTTTCCCCTTGTCAATATAATATTTCTTGATTCTGCGTTTCTCTTTTCTGACATACGCCATCTTCTCATCATTCGTCATATTTTTATATTCGTCTGATTTTCTTGTGTTCTTAATGAAGTCTGCCCAAGCTTTATTAAATTGTTCGTTGAGTTCCTTAAATCTTTCATCTCCGACTTTTTCTCTTAATTGAGTCAATTCTTTTGTGGTGGCTGTTTCCCAATTTTCACTCGGAGCATATACAGAAGTTCCAACACCAAACGCATCAGCTACTAAACCGGCAATATATAATCCTGTTTCTTCTTCATTTAGATTTTCAAAAGCGTTTTGTACCGGAATAGGGAGCAATCCATTTAAGAGCAAATACTTCTCATCTACTGGTTTTCCTGAAAAGTCGTAACCTTTATAATAATCCAGTAATAAGTGAGCGGCTGGCGAAAGTTTTCCTTCTACAAAATTAACAAACACATCACCGACACTTTGTTGCCCGTAACCTTTTCCTAATTCTCTTACAATCCCCGTTGTTGTAGATTTTGTGGATTTTGTGATAAGTCTTGAAAGTAACACTACGATATTGCCGGCACCGCCTGAAACATCAAATCTTGTGTTACCAAACTTGAGTTTTCCAAAATCACTGCTTCTCGGGTCTTCTTCTACTGCATCATCATCAAACGCATTCGCTAACAATAGAATAAGTCCGACAAAACTTAAATAAGATAATGTCGCTTTTGCCGCCTCTTTCTTTACAAAATCACTTCTGCCCTTATTTAATACACCAGCGGTTAAAATATCAATGTTAGACTTAAAAAATCTCGGAGAAAAGAATACATTATTTACTGCTTTAGCTACTGGCTCGGCAAACCCTAAACTTCCTCTTCCCGTTAGAGAGTTCACAAATTGCCCTAATCCGTCTGTTGATACTCCGTTCTTTTCGGCTGTTTCATATAACAAGTCAAATATATCAGCTCTCGTTCTGTACATAAATAAATTAAAAGCGTTTTCAGATGCTTTGTAAAGTCTTTTTAAGTACGGTATTCTTTCAGGTAGTGTGCTCGGAAATTCTTCTTCAAATACGCCTAAAGCTAATTTATACTTTTGATAAATTCCGTTTTGGTAGTTTTCTCTTTGCATTAAGTCAATAGCACAAGCTCTTGCAACCTCGTCTGCACTTTTTTCACTCTTTAAGGATTCTATAACATCGGTAAAGCTCTGTTTAGAGTTTTTATACCAGATTTTCGGATGCGTAACTAACACTTTTAAGCCTTGTCTTAATAATGCTGACATATCAAAAGATGCCTTAATGCCCTTTACAATACCTGCAACTTCTATTACATCTTTTGCCCAATTCTGCGGTTTATACCAATCTTCAAATTGAGGATTTACATTTAATTTAAGTTTGTCTGTATAGGTCTTAAAGTCATACTCTGCAATAGCTTTTTCTTCTACTGTTTTTGCATTTTGATATTTTTTTGCTAAAGTGGATATGTTTTTTGCCTCATCCATTGTTACGGCAACACCTAATTTATGCTCAACTAAATCAGAATAAAAGTCTTTTTGTTCTTTTGGCGTTAAATAATGGTCTATCTTTTCAATTTTTGAAATCATATCTCTGCGTTTGACTTCGTTTATGCCTTTTATCTTTTTTACCCAATTAACCATACCTTTAATCTGATTCTTGAGTATCATTTTTTGCTCAAACAAATAGTTAATATCTTTGGCATTTTCCATACCGAAAATATCCTCAAAAGTCTTAATTCTTTGCTCGCTCGTCATATTGATAAGCATAGTCGGCGTTAATTCACCACTTTTAATCTTGTTTAAGAAGTCATTAACAACATATTTTGGAATACAATGCATTTTTAACACTCCAATGATTTAACAAATTCTTGCCATTCTTTAGGCTCTGCCGCTAAAGCTATTTCGTTTTCAATTTCTTTTGTAGCTTTTTTGGTTTCGTCTTTTATTTTTTCTTTGGTTACTTTGTTTTTCTTCATTCTTTCCTCACGAAGTTCCGTCATTTCCTTTACCGGATTGATTCTGCCTCTTGCCAGTGCCTGAATCCTCTGTCCTAATTCGGTAGCCTCTTCTACTGTCATACTACGAGATAAATCATTTAGCAAGTCCGAATCGCCTTCATTCAACGCTAATTCTCTTAAAGCGGCAAATAAATCCTCTCTAAAGATTCCGTCTTGCTCAGGTGCTAAACCTTTAACAATATCAATAGCAAGCTGTTTATTTTCCTTAATGAACTCATCGGCTTTTTCAGCCATTTTGGTTTGTTTTCTAACTTCGTATGTAGGCTTTTCAACCTCAATACCTTTTTGCTCAGCCATTTCAGCGGTTGTTTTAGCAAGCCCTCTCGGTTTTACTTCTTTAGTTTCTGCTGTCGGTTTTTCTTGAGCTTCTTCTGTCGGTTTCTCGGTTTCTTCTATTTTGCCTGTTATCATAGAGTCAAAAAACTCTTTCATAACTGGAGTAATAGGCTCGTATTTTTTGCCTGCTCTAGTGTCAACTTCTTCTAAAGATTCATAAACTTCTTTAATAAACTCGTTATAATCCTTAAACACATCGCCGATAATAGGATTCGGTATATTTCCTGTGTATAAGTATTTTTCATAACCTCTTGCAAACTTTTCGTGCTGTGCAGAAGTGAGATAAGTTTGGTCTGCTTTTACACCTAACCATTTTTTAACTTCGTTAAACTGGTCTTTGTAATTCTGACTTGCCATTTCACTATTTGCATAGTTCCACATATTATCAAGCCAATAGTGTGCAAATTCGTGTGCATAAGTAGAAAAGTCAGCTTTGTCGGTTATTTTAATAGACTTTGTGAGAGCATCAAAAGAACCTCTTTTTACTTTGCCGCCTTGATAATAAATATTCTCACTCTCCGAGTATGTTCCTCTGTTATAAACTGATTTTATATTCCCCTTTTGTGGTCTTACAGCAATAGTTTCTTTGCTACCGTCAGCAATCTCTCGTAAAATAATCCCATCATACCCTAAGTCATATATCTTATCTACTACATTACCGTGTTCAAAATATATCCAACTACCTTTTTTGATTCGTGGTAGTTGTTCTTCCATTTGTTTATCGGTAAAGCCATAATACTCTTTTATTTCAGGTAGCACTTTTTCAAAATCTTTCTCTGGGTCAAAAACCTTATGCACCTTTACATAGACAGGCATAACTACCGCATCAACACCTAAATCTTCCTCTACTTGTTGTCTATATGCTTTTTCTTTTTCTTTGTATTCCCTGAGTATTTCATCAGATTTATCTGTATTATACCATTTTTCGCCATACTTCTCTATACTTTCTTTATTTAGCTGTTTGCGGTAATCTCCCACAAGTTCTTCAACCTTATTGTATAAATCTCTGTCTTGCCATTTGTTTTTACCCCAATCTTGCGCAAATTGTTCATTCGGTGTAAAGAATATAAGTTTATCTTCATACGGACTCTCAAACTCCTCTATACCGTGCGTACGAGTACCGTGATATACCTCAAACACTCTCGTTTTTTCTTCAGATGTGTTAATATTATCAAAGTTCTCTACTTTTTCAGGCTCTGCTCCCTCACTCCATCGATAAAAGTTCTCTAGTGCCTCTTTTGACTTAGCTATCCTATCTCCGTTTGAGTTGTAAACTGTTTTCTCTTGTCCGTTTATAGTGATAGTTTCGCCCTTATATTCAGGGTATATATCGTCTAGTCTTGCGTTTTCTTCTGCTATATCAAGGCTCTCTTGATAAAACTCAACACCTTTTTCTGTTTCTCTTGTTTTAAGCGTGTTAAATAGTTTATCATAAGCGGCATATATTTCCGCTTTTTCATCTTTGTTAAGATATACATTGTGTTCATCTTCTGAAGATATAAGATTTACAAGAAAGTCGTTGCTTACTTCTTTTTCAGCAAGTTTATCTTTAATGTACTGTTCAAAAGTTCTTGCTCCCATTTCTCGTATGGTTGACCAATAATCAGCACTTCTCCACATATCCCACTTTTCTGAACGTTCCATAAGTTTGCTTTTTTTCAAAGCGTTTCTTAACTCCATAAAAGCAAGCATAACTTCTGGTCTATTATGTGATAATGGATTATAATCGTTTGCCCATTCAGAGGTATATTCATATTCTTTATTTTCTTTTTTCATAAAGCTGTTATCTAAAGCGTGAAACCACTCGTGAGCTAAACTTCCGGCACCCTTCATTTTTGTTAAGTTAATAACAACCTTATCAGGCTCATAGTGTGCCATAGCTCCCTTGTGTCCTCTTGCACCAAACGCTAAGCCTAGAGTACCATTTAATGATAATGCTCTTGTAGGTACATTTATCACTTTAGATAAGTCAACCAAAGCATCATACGCTTCATTTAAGTCTTTTATTCTTGTTTTCTGCTCAACCCAGTTACCAAATTGCACACCCCTAAAACCAAAGGTATCGGCAAACATTTCAGGAGTAACATCTGAACCTCTGCGATAATCTTCGCCAACACGAGCCTCATTGACTTCTCCTCTGTCCATAGGATTTTGTTTTAACTTGTTGAGTTCCTCAACCAAGCTATCGTAATTATTCGCTAAATATTCTCTCGCTTCTTTTACACTAGAAAATGTATGTAAATCTAAGTATTTGCCACTTCTTACTTTTTTGCCTAAAAATACTTTGCTTCTATCTCTTGTATTATAGTAAATATCAAACTTTACTTTTCTGCTATTTGATTGCTGTTCGGAATCAATCCTGTTTTTTATTTCTTGTACGCCATCGTTAATGTCCTCAAAAAAGTAATTTCCATTTACTTTGATATATCTGCCATTAAACTCTACACCGTAGCCCTCTTTATCCCCTTCGTGGTATATGTTTGTCATAGTCCACTCATCTCTATAATATTTATGATAATAAGCAGGAGATATTGTATATCCTTTCGCTTTTGTAAAGTATGGATAACCAAGCATTTGATATAATTTAACAACATTGTTGATTTTTGAAAACTGTGTTTCTCCCATAATTTTATCAATAACAGAAGAATCAAAATTATTGTTAATAATCCTTGAAGCTATATCACGCATTGTCACAACAAGCTCTCGCCATTGTTTTAACTTATATGCGTATTTAGGCTTTGTCGGTATCAAATCCCTCAAAGCTTTAATTGTTGCTAAAGCATTAACATCAACACCTTCAGCAATAGCTTTTTCATAGTTAGGCTCTGGAAATACTACCGAAAGTTTTATATCCTCTGCGTTTTCAGGAAGCTCTTTATTGATTTTTTCCTTAAATCCGCTCCATAAGTCTTTTCTTGCACCCTCTATCTTTTCTCCAAAATCCTCAATTTTATCTGGTGTTGTGGTATCTTCTTTTTCTACCTCTGGAAGTGTGTTTTCTTGAATAGCCTCGTTTGTTTCAGGTGTTAAGTCTATTTGTTTGTCTTCTTTAGCTTCTCTTTCAGAAAACTCAAACGATAAGTTTTTCTCTCGTGCTATTCTTTCGTCATATGCCTCATAGACTCTTTGCGTATAATAATCATAACCAATTTTAACCGCATCGCCTCGCAAATTATCTCTTTCTTTAATCTTTTCCCCAAGTTCCCTTAAATCATTTACAGGGAAATAATCACCAAAAAGATTTTCAGCTTCCTTGAAATTTAATCTCCTTTCTGAAATTGAATCGGAAATATCGCCTAAAGTCAGCCCAAATTCTTCATCAATCTCCAAAGCCACATCTTGAGCTGTATCAAAAAGAGGTTTTAATTTTTCTTCCGCCTTATCAAGCTTTTCTTGAAGCTCTTGTTCTTGTTCTTCTGTTAAGTCTTCATATCTTAATCTTCTTACAATGTCGTCATAGTTTTCTTCTTGAACTGTAAAGGAATCCTTGACAGCTTCCTCTGCCTCAAATACCGCTTGCTTTTCGTCTGTTGACATAGATTCAACATCATAATTTTCTGCACCCTCATAAGATGATACAACATCGTTTAAGTTCTGCTCTTTTTCTTCTGCCGGTGCGTTTTCCTCAATTTGTGCTTTTAATTCATCTTCTTGCGGTTTTACTTCTTCACGGCTCTTTTTTCTGCGTTTTCTCTCTCTGACTTTTTGTTGTTCTTCTGTTAAGCCCTTTAAGTAAATTCTACCGTCTTTATAAACAATATCATTCGGAGTTAATACATCATCAATAGTAACTCCTCTTTTATTTGCTTCTGCTAAAACTTCATCTGCAAATCTGCTTGCCTCTCCCTCAATATATTGAGCCTTTTTAGCTTCTTCTACATCGGAATAAGCACCTGCATCGGTAATTTGCTTGTTAATTACATCTTTTATCTGTTCATATATAGCACCGTGCTTGTTTCTTAATTCCTCTGACTGTACTAGCTCTTGAGCAATAACAGAGCGTGCGGTTTCGTCTGCCTCTTCATAAATTGCGTCTACTACATTGTCTAAGTCTTTTTCAGGTACAGTATTTTGTAATTGTTCTCTTAAAATAGCTTTTGCTTGCGAACGATGTCCTATTGCCGCCGCAATACCTGCACCACCACCGAGAACACCACCAACGGCACCAGCTTGAACTGCTTGCATAAATGCTTCAGGAAGTTTTGAAAAATCCAAATAACCGCCTGCAACATCAACACCAATTTCATATAAACCTTGTGATAATTCCGTTCCGCCTTCTGATACTGCGATTTTAGCTACATTCTTTAATCTCTGTCCGAACGGCATCTTAAAGAGTTTTCTCTGCTCTCCAAAACCGAACTTCTTTTCCATAATCATACTACCAGATGCGTACATTGCTGAAAACATAAAGTCTTTACTTGCAATATCTGCGGTATAGTCTTTTAAGTCAACATCTCCGCTTTTTTCTATGTAGGTATTGATTTTATCTTGTGCTTTTCCACCGAGTTCCATAGCAAACATTGAGCCTAAACCAGCTGTTTCTGTTAATGCACCTGCGGCTTTTGTGGATAAACCAGCTACCGAGCCAACACCGCCCGTTAAATATCCCAAACCTAGCATTTCGCCGTAATTGAACAAACCACCGCCAAGAGCATAAGCAAAACTGTTATAATCTTCTGGTGCAATTACAGGTTGATATGCTTGCTGATACTTTTTGTTTTTTGCCTGAACTTCATTGTTAGCGGCATTTATAAGCGAACGACCAAAATTTTCTACTGTTTTACTTCCTGTGATACCCCCGACAGATAAAACACCTTGTCCACCCCATATTTTAACATTTTGGAGTGTGTTTCCGCCTTCGTGTGCGGCATCAGTAAAACCTGCCGCTAAAACATCGCCAAAACTATATTTAACAGCTGGAGCAGTCATTCGTTTTTGTGCTTGTTGAAGTAAGGAATAATCGTTTGCGGTATAATTACCTTGACTGACTAAATCAAACAAGTTTCTTTCTTTTGGAGCTGTATCGCCGATTTTTGTATTGTCGTTTTTCGTATTTTCTAATTGTTCGCTTAAAGTGCTCATTCTTCAACCTCTACAATAACATCGTCTAAACTATAACCTTTGAATATTAAGTTTTTGCCAGTCGCTTGACTCCAAAACTTATCTCCAACTTTCAAATTTGTAAAGTCAACATCAGGATAGCGTGTCTGTATTGCTTTTTCTTGTCCTTCCTTATAGATTTCTCTTGCCATTTCAGGATTGCCATCTAACAACGCTTGAACTGTTTTTTGTATTGTTTCTTTTCCTAGTGCATCAATTCTGCGTTTTGCATAATATTGTTTTGTTGCTGTAAAATCAGGAGCATTCCAGAGAACCATATTTTTAAGCACTTCCCAAGATGTAGGCTTTTTCGGTTGAAATGTCCTGTTTATCTGCTCTGCAAACAGTTTGTTATTATATCCCTCATAAGCTAATTGTGCAAATTTATCTTTATCATCGGCTGATAATTTCGCATCGCTGTTACTCCTATTTAATTTTCCGATATACTCCGTTAGCATCATTAAGTTTAAGGCGTTACCTTGTTCGTCTGTTTCCGTTGCGTTTTCTAATAAAAAGTTAAGGCGTTTTTGTGCATCGTACGCACCAGAAAATACTGTTTCTGCATCGTAATTCGGGCTATGAAGATAAACACTCTCTAATTCCGCCACCTCTTTTTCTTTCATTTTAGGATTTAATCGTTTAAGTTCATCAAATCCCTCTTGTGTAGGGTTTTTAAGAAAAGAAAGATAAGTATCTTGATAAATTTGTTTATCAATTTTCTTCTGTCTTGCTTTTGCATAGTTCTTATACTTTGTTACAGTTTTCTCGCCTAACGATTCTTTTATTGCTTTTGTAACAGGATTTTCGGCTTTTTTCTTTTCCTTTGTAGGTAACTTAGGAGCTGTACTACCAGTCGTTTCTTTACTCTGTTTAGAATCTTCTTTAGCCGTTTCGGAAACATCTTCAGCCGGCTCCTCGCCTAAAATTTCCAAAACCTGTTTAGGGTCTTCTTCTGCAAGATTATCTAAGAACGATTTATAATATTTTTCTTCATAGTTATTTAACAGGTAAGCCGCTTGCTCTGTTCCTAAGTTTTTTGCCGCATAATCAAGTAATTTATTGTAACTCTGTTCAAAGTCTGCTTTAGCCATTTCAAGGTTGCCAGCGGCTCCGTAGTTGCCTGCCAGTTCTAAGTAATTATTTATACTGTTTCTTATATGATACTTTACATTCTCTTGATTCTGCTTTAATGCCCAAGCCTGATTATTTATATCATAGCCGCCTTTTAATTTGTTTGCTTCTAAATCAAAGTTCTGTCTGTATAACGGGTCAATATCGTTTCTTAATACCGAAAACACCTGATTATAATTTGCTTGTAACTCTTTCATAGCTTCAGGATTATTCGGATTATCCTTGTTTGCCTCTCTCCAGTCGTTGGTGATTTTATCCATCTGAAGGCGTGCATCGGTCATTGAGGAGTCAATTTTAATCTCCTGTTGCTGTTTTACGACTTCCTGATATTGTTGTGCGGCAGGTAATAATGCTCCTGCGTATGTTCCTAAAGTGTTAGTCTTAGATACTTCATCATAGTATTTTCTTTTTTCCGTAGGTATTGTAACCATTTACACCCCCGTATAAACTGAATCCGTTAATATTACATTACCGCCTGTTTTGGCTGTTCCTGTTAAATCATAGGTATTGTTTCCGACATATTTACCGCCACTCATTAAAGCACCATAACCAGCGTTTCCTGTTAAGTCGCTCATTCCATACATACCATAAGCACTTACAACACCGCTTGCTAAGTTTCCTAATAAACTGGCTCTTGCTTGTGTGAGGTTATTTTTAATAGTCTGTTGATAGTTATACTTCAGCGACTGTACATCTTTTATGCCTGTCTGATAAGTGTCTTGCATTACATTCTGTGCTGTGCCTTCTAATTCCACACCTGCCTGAATGTAACCGATTTTCTGTCTTGCCGCTGTTTGTAATATCTCTTGTTTGCGGTTTTCAATAACCTGTGAACCTTGTCTTGCAATAAGTCTGTTCTGACTTTTAGCTGAATTAAACTCTCCGATTCCCTTTGCTACGGATAAACCACCTACAACTAAAGCCGCCGCTACTCCCATTCTATCCTCCACAAATTAAACCAATGCCCTCTGAACTTCCTTGAATGTTTTTTTACTAATTTAAACCCTAAAAACTCGTGCCATTTATTTAGTTTTTCTTCATCTTCGCTCTCTGTTTCCGTGCATTTCATTTCAAATCTTTTTATGCACTCCCAAACAAGCCATTTCATTTTTATTGCGTATTTAGGATTATCCCCAAAACATTCATCTGCTATAATAAGTCCGTACCATTTATCCGTATCATACTCTGTAAAAGATAAAATTGCAAGTGCTTTTTCCTTTTGTTCATCGTATAAAGTGAAACTATTTGCACTCTCAAGAAACTTCTTGATTCTCTTAATGTCTTTCGTGCTTTTTAAGTCCCAACCGTAACGATTGAACTTCATTGTATCAAGGTCTTTTTCTATGTAATCAAAAATTTTCATAGCTTATCAAAACTCACTCTTGCTTCAATTACGGTTAAATTACAAGGTAACGGCTTTTCTTGCTCTACGAATATTCTCTTTTCGTAATCGTGCGTATCGTTATATCCATAAACATACTCATCACCATCCATTAAAAGCGGTGGAGCATCATAATATCCGCTAGGATTAAACAGCTGTACATCTTGCATATTATTTACATCTGTACCGATTCTTACTCCTGCACTGCTGACAAACCTCAAAACAAAAGTATTGATTTTCTTCTTAATGGTCTGTGAGTTTAATCCGTTATCATACATTCCTAAGATAAAGCTCATAGCGAATCCCTTATAAGAATATCCCAAAGTAACAACCGAATATTCTTTATCTAATTGAATTTCGCCATTCTCTACGGTATAAATTCCGGCAAAACCGCCATCACCGATAACAGCTTGTTCTTGTCCTTCTATGTCGTCAAGGTCATCTACCTTATTAAAGGTTAAATACCAACTATTCCAAGTCAACGGATAGACTTCTTCTGTTAAAACCTCAACTGTTGCGCTTGTAGAACTCTCTACACTCTTAATTAACATTTCCCCGTATTGACTGCCGTCTTGAGTTTTATAGATAATTCTATGCCCTATAAACGAATTATCAAACACCTCACTTGAAGAAGTCAATGTACTTCCTGATAAGGTTATTTCCTCTGTATGAAGATTTTTAATCGTAACAGCATTATCAACATAGACACATTGTTTCAGTTCTTCGCCCTGTAATCGGTAAAACTTCGCCTTATCTGTATCGTTTTCGTAATCCGTTTCGTAAAAATCGGTAAAGTCAACTTCGTCAGCCATTCGCTCAATGTAATATGTTCCGTTTCTTAATACGCATATAATCAGGTCATCGTTTCCGTCTGGTCTTGTAATCGGGCAAAAACTTTTTACTTCGCCTTTTGTGGTAATCGGAAACCAACCAAACATATCCTCTGATTTACTATATAACAAAGCAGTCATCTGCCCTGATTCCATTAAACCATAGATTAAGTTATTCTTATCTCTCTTATAGTATAGTTTCTTAATCTTGCCTGATTCCTCATTTAACACGCTTAAATTCGCCGCTAAAAAGCTCTCGCTCAACATATCATAAACTAAAGAATAAGCCTTTGTTCTACTTAATGATAAATAAACCATTTGAGAGTCTTTTTCTGTCGGCACCGTACTGCAAGCACTTTCACGAGATATAATTTCAGCATTTACTTTTGTGGAAGTAATAGCATCGCCGGAACTTCCGCCGTTAATTGCTACAACACCTTCACCACAACCTGCTACTAAGTTATATCTGCCACCGTATAACCACAAAATCGGGTCAGAGATAATACTTAATTGATAGCTTAACGGGTCATCATCTTTTATATTACTTTGAGGAATAGTGAACTGTCCATAGTCTGCAACACCGCTTGCTTTTACTGTTGTCGGTTTATTACTGAATCCGCCAAACCATAACCTACCTTGATAGAATGTAACGCTTGACGGATAGCCTGTATCATTAAAATCAATACCGGTAATAGGAGCGTTCTCAATGGTAAAGCTATTCGCACTTGTTCTTTTTAATACTTTCGGATTCATAGATTTTTCAGCAAAGTACATCGCATCTGCGTTTTGTGCATAAGCTAAATTTTTAGCTTGTTCGTATGTAATATCTGTTTGAAGAACTAAAACATCTGAACCGCTTGAAGTAACATATCCGAATTTTCCGTTATTGTCATAGGTATAAAATCGCATATATCCGTTAGTTAATTCCAGTAAATAGGTCTGATTTGTATTAAACCTGAACGGAATTAAAACAGCCGGCTCATTATTGCGAGTTTCTGCTTCGTAAATAAAACCTGTCCTGTATTTTAGTGAGCCTTTATTACAGCTGATAAAGTTTCTCAAAAGCGGAAAGCCATTTTGAAAAATCGGTAAATCAAACCTTCCACTTAAATCTTTATCAACTTTACCACGAAAGAAGTTATTTAATACAACACTTGTCATTTTTTAGATACTCCGACTTTTAATCCACGTCTTGCGGTTAAGAGTTTTGAACTTTTAATAATGATAGGTTTATTCTCTTGTGCCTCTAAAGCCATAATTTCCATTGTCTTTACAGGTATATTCTTTTCAAGATTACTTATAATAGTCATACTCTCCGTTATTTCAGGAGCAATATTCCTTGCCAAGAGTAAGCTAAACAACAAAATAAAGCTGTCATTAAACTTCGTGATAGCTTGTTCATCTTTTACATATCTTACAGGAAGTCCGTCTTTATATAGAATATTCGTTAAAACATATCCGTTCTCAATAGAATAGTCTGTACTCGGATTATCTGCTTCACCGATTCCTAAGATTTTCAAGCAATCACTTCTGTACATATAAGCGTATTTATATCCAAAAGCAGGAGTTTCCGCACTTAATGCCCATAAATCCCTTGTGATAGCAAAGTTTGGCATCATCGTCTTTAATGCCGCACGTCTTGAAATATCGTACCATTTCGCAAGTACTTTTTCTGTTTGTTTGGTAGGCGAATCAATATTCTCTACTGTGCTTTTATCGCCTAATTGACTTAATGCTAAATTACAAATATCTACTTTGCTATACATTTCATTTCCCCTTAAAGAGAGGGTGGAGCGTGAACCCCACCCCTTTTTGACTAGATTGTGGTGTTAATCAACTGAACACGTTTACCTTCTGAACGCATAGCGTTAATCCAAAGGTCAATCGTAACTTCGTTTGAACCAACTTTGGTATAAGACTTTTCAACTCGCAAGTCGTTGAGTTTCATTGACAAGAGAATTGATTGCGGAGCCAATACCAAGCAAGTACGAGTACCAGATGCTTCCTTCAAAATCGGATTTGCAACTGTTACACCACCGGTTACCGAACCAGCAAACAAAGCTGTCTTGTAAATACCAGCATTTGAAAGAATACCAGCGTTTACGTTAGAGCCGTTCATATAGTCGTTGTTGATGAATTTTTCATCGTTCATCAATGCAGTATTTTCTGCACCGGTAATTGCCAACAAAGAATTTCTAAATTCTTCAATCGGCAATTCGTTATTGATGAAGTTTTGAGTAACAATCTGAATTGTTGAATAATCAATACCAGATGTTGCATCAACGGTCAAAACACCATCATCGGCGGCACTTACAGAAGACGGAGTCGCATTCGGAGCACCAATCAAAACAGCACCACTTGCGGCACTTGCAATGATTTGGTCAATTACACGGTTTTTAGCATATACCAAACCTTGTACCAGATAAGATGTCGGGTCAGCAATCAAGTCATTTACATCATCTTTATCGTCAATGTAAATGGTCTTTGTGAAACGGCGTTTGCTCATCTGACGGTTAGAAGTCGTATAATCGCCATACGATTTGTTTGGATTCTGTCCTGTTGCTTCTACGAGTTCAAAAGCCCCCATAGATGCGTAGTTATTTGTTTTACCTTCTACCGGAAGATATTTTACAACACCAGAACCGGATAAAAGAGTTTGTTTTTGCTGTGCGGCAACGTGAAAAGAATTTTCAAAGGTTTGCAGCATAGCAGGCGTTACAACGTTAGCCATATTTTTTCTCCTTAAAAAATCAAATTAAAATTAAACTTTCTAACGAAAAATTGTCCTTTCGGATTTCTCTTTATGTTTTTGCTAAAACATACAAAACCTAAATTTCGGGGTCGTTGCCGATTATCCCTTCGGATTTATCATCCTTTTTACCTTTAATAACAACTTCTGGAGCGTCCTCAAACTTAAAGTTGCCATCAAACTTCTTACCAAGAACTTGTGTGCAATACTCAATATAAGCAACTTCTCTTGCTTGTCTTAACGATGTTGCTCTGAATAACGGCACTTTTCTGAGATTAAACTTAATTGCTAATTCTTGAATACCATCCCAGTCAAGTTCTTTAATGTTCTTATCTAAATAACTTTCCTTGAGTTTAGCATCTTTTTCTACTTTGTCAATATAGCATTTTCCTAAAGCTGTGAATGGTTTGTTTCCACCCTGAAAATGTCTATGCAAAACTCTGTTCTGTACGTTAGATTGAATCCACTCTTCCTCGCATTCAGGCATTTTAATTGTGTCTTCAAACTCTACCATATCTTTATTTGAACGGTAATAACCGCTTACTTTGATTTTATACATTTTGAACTCCTATGTTATATTTACGTTTTAAGTCTGTTTCTTCCTGAATTGAGTGTGGTCTAAGGTCAAGTTTTTGCTTTTCCTCAATATATCCCTTCAAGTCAGGCTCTATTGATTTTGTTTCGTGTCTGCTTACACTTCCCAATTCTTTTACGCCGTATTTATCCATTACTAAATTGATAATACCATAAATCAAACCTACTTCGGCATTTGGTAATTTATCAATGTTTTGTAATGTTTCTTTATCTGCGTATTGCTTTAAGAAGTTACTGATTTCAGTTACCTTCGGTTGATAGTCATCACCGATGTACTTTACCAGATTTTCTTTTAAGCCAGCTTCAGAATATAAGCCCTCACTTTGTTTGCGTACAGATTCTTTGTATCCTTCAACAATAGACTTTGCTTGTCTTTTAGAAAGTCCATTATCGTAGAATAATTTTTGAAAGAACTCTGTATCTTCATCAAGGTCAAACTCATAATCGGTTGAGTTTTCAGGTCTTACTTTTCCATAAAACTCCGTTATATCGTTTTCGCTTGAGTTTTCGTCAGGAATACCAACAGTCTTTTTACCAATTAGCTTTTGTGCATTTGCTAACTGATTCCATACGTCTTCTTCCGACTTAATGTTTGCCGCCCAACCGGCTTCTTTGTATTGTTCAGGAACACTAAATTCGGGAGCAAGACTTTCTCTCTCTTCTACAACAGGAGATTCCGTTTCCACAGATTGTGTTTCCGAACCTTGTTCATTAACGTCTGTCATTATCTATCCTTTATAATGTTAATTAAAGTTTCTTTATCTATAAGACCAATTAAGAATACATTTACAAAATCTCTTTGAGCCTGTAAATATCTTAAATCGTCTTCTTTAAGGTTAGGAAGTGCATCAAAATACTTGACTGCTGTCAACATTTGATTTGCGTACTTCCTGCCACCTTTGGTATTAAAGAACTCGTTTGCACAAGTCTTCAATTCTTCTGCTACCTTTTTCAGGTCTTCAACCGCTTGCTTCTTGTTATTCAGGTAATTCTGATAATCCATTTCCTAAATCCTTATAAGCTGATGCTTTGTTCTTCATTGTTTGAGAATCAATGTTACTCATTTGAGCCTGCTGAATTTGTGCTTGCTGTTGTGCTTGTGCCTGAATAGCTTGCTTGAACTCTAAGTCTGTCTTGATTCTTGCATCATATCCTAAAGCGTTTGATACATCTCTTAATAATCCCAACCAGTCAATAGCTTCCGCTAATTGTGGTTGTACTGCTAACATAGCTTGTACTAACTGGAGTAATTGAACTAAGTTATCAATTTTATCCGTGTTAGATATTTTCTCAACTTCATTATTGAATTTAATCTTATACCATTCTTTACCCTGTTTCATACACTCTAAAACTGCATCAGGTATAATTCTGTTTCTAAGATTACGACTCAATAATGTTTCAGCAACTTGTGAGTTTGTTTCAGGATTTACTCCAAGTCTGCCCATATCCATTAACAAACTGGTAGAGCGTTTAATTGTCGGTATCCATACTTCGTTAATCTGCTGAATTACTAACCCTAAAATAGATTTATTTCTAATTGCGTATCTTTGAAGGCTCTCTGTCGCCGTCATATCGCTTGCTTGTGAAAAGTCTAACAAAAGGTCAACCTTGAATCCTGTTGCTAACTTCTCATTAAGATAAGGCAATAAGAACTGTACTAAAGCACTAGGGTCGCCAATATCCTGTAATGGAAACATCGGAGTTGCACCGTTTAATTTAGTTGCATCAAATACAGTTACTCCGCCTGCTGTCGTATCAATTACATTATCACCAGTTAAAGCAGAGCCAAACACTCCCATTGCCGGCTCACGCATCTTGTCTAAGGTAATCATTAAGCCGTTGACAATTTCATTTACGCAACGAATAGAACTCATTAACATTGTGCCATAAGCTCTACCGTAAACCTCGTTACGAATCTTTACCGGTCTACCAAACGATATAGGTCTTTCCTTAAAGTTTTCTTCAAAAAATACCTCATCGCTCTTACTAGCTAAGAACCAATAGCCGTGATATTTTGCACCATTAACACCGAGTTTCTTCGGGTCATATTCTTCGTTTGGTAATACACCTTGAACTACATCAAACTCTTTGTTAAACTCTTTATTATTCCAAGCGTCTTGAACCTCTTTCGGAAGTTTCTCAAACATAGCCTGATTAAATACACCATCACGATAGCAAAACTCTTGTACAAATTGATTCGTTCTCCACTTATACTTATTGAAGATAATATCAATTACACTGTTTTTACCTTCGTCAATAGCCATTGTATCAACACCATACTCTCTAAAGATAAGAGCATTTGCTGATGCATCGTTTCTAAGGTCGTTCTTAAATGTACCAATTCCCGAATTACCAAAAGCAACTTGGTCGTAAAAATACTGTTGTAATGCCGAATGTAATCCAGCCAACGGGTGATTCATTTCCTTAATAAGCTGAGAAGTCGCATACTTGTAATATTCAGTTACTGCACTTTCGTCAACCATTTCTAATACTGCATCGCTAGGCTGTAATTCAAAACCTTTATCGCCTGTGCCGATGATTATTCCTTTAAGGTAATCAGCAGACTGTACTGTTGACAAGCCTGCTGTCGGGTCTAACATATATGTATCTAAATCCTGTCCTTCCTTTTTGGTATCCTCTGCATCTACCGCAATTCCGACATATTTAGATATATCTCGCCACAAAGGCATATACTTTTGCTTCTTTGCCCAAACCTCATTGTAACGCTTAATTACATCTTTTGCTTGCATTACGCACCTCAACTAAAAATACTGCCTCTTTTTTGAGTGTTAAATACTCTTGTTGTGTCCTGTCCTAACTCTTCGCCTTCTGTGAAGTACATTGATTTTCTTTTCTTTGCTGTACTCTCTGCTTCTGCGGCTAAAGTTTCGGTTGCATTATCTACCACTTGTGGCTGTTCGCCTAACAATGAATCAGATAAACCCATTGTCCAAGCACTTGCCGCATTCTTTAATGCTCCACTTATATCGCCCTTCGCTATGCTTTTGGCTGTTCCTGAAATGCCTTTTGTTACGCTCTTAAAAGGTTTAGATACCGCTTTTCCTACTTTTCCCATTTATACTCTCCAACGCTTACTGCTCTTTATTACTATTTGACTGTGAGAAGTTACATTTTCTAAGTTATCAATAGCATATACTGCCATCATTAAACTATCTGCTCTATCCGGTGAATGAATGCCCTCTTTACGCATTTTCTCTTTGCTCATTATAAGCCTTGAACCGTCAGAACGATAATCGTACCTTATTTGTAGTAATTCTCTTTCACAATCATTGTTATACATAAGAATTTGCTCATTGTCAATATATCTTTTTAAGTTATAATACCCATAAGCTCGTAAATTATAATAATCGCTTGTCGGACTCTTACTTGCTCCGTCAAATCGTTCTATGTCAACTCCCAATTCTACCAGTCTTGAGTGTACAACCGTTCCCATTCCGCCTACATCAAGAATAGACTTGTCAGGCTGTTCTTCTCCAATGATATTAACTATCCTGCCAATAGATGTTGTCGGCTCCGCTTCACTCCACGCTATTTGTTTTGTAACTTTCCATTGAGTGAGTGATACTCTTTCAAGTACGGTTGCAACACATAAATCGCCACCTTTAGCGGCAAAATCAATTCCGATAACTTTAGCAGGATAAAATCCGTCATCATTCGGGACAATTTTACTCATTCTCGCAACTTTAGATGCGTTCATTAAGTAATCAGTCGCATTGTCTAACGGATAACCAAGCCAAATATGATTATATTCTTCAAGATTATTCTTTTTACAAGCCTCTGCTTCGTCTTTTAATTCCTGAGGACAAAACGGATTCTCAAAATAATCTATATGAATACACAAACAGTTCTCTCTGCCCATACAAAACTCATAAACAGGGTCGTTTCTTACAAACCTGTTCATTGTAAAGAATATTTTTGATTTTGGCTTACGAATTGTCGGTATAATGATGTCTAATGTCTGTTTGGTAATAGCTTCAGCTTCGTCTATCCATAAGAGGTCAACACCTTCCATACCTTTAATGTTTGCTTTTCCCTGCTCTCTAAAGCCCTTAAATAGAATTTCAGAGCCTGTTTTGTTATGAACTATCTTGTTTGATGTTACTGAGTAATTTAAGTTATACTCTTTGATAAGGTCAACCAGTACTTTATAAACGGATTCTTCAATAGTGTTTTGTGTTTCACGACCACAAACAACACGAATTTTCTGTTTCTCTCCTAAGTATAGAACTAACCTTCCGATAGATTGTGTCTTTGATGAACCTCGACCGCCTTCAGCTAAAAAGAAACGATAATCGTTAAATCGCTCAATTATCGGTGTTAGCTTTTTAGGTATGTTAATTAAAGCAGGTAACTCATCAATCAACATCTTCTCCTATATCCATTTTGAAGTCTTTGCCATTTACTTTTACTGTCGGCATTACCACAATAGAGCCTGAATGATTTATTTCCTGTTTATCGCCAAAAGTCTTTTGATTTGCCTTTGCTGCAAGTCTTAAATAGCAATCAAATAGAACTTTCGCTGTTGTATATTCTCTTTTTCCATTTTCTAATTCTTCAAGAGCTTTTTCGCACTTATCAAAATAGCCAAAAGCTTTCATTTCTCTGGCGTGCGTAGATAACTTACATACATCCTCATCATCTATATTATCTGCTAAGAACCTAAAGTAAAAGTTTTCCGGCTTGCCTTCTTTTTCACAAGCCTTTGAAACAGAATCACCACCTGCTATATTATAGCATACTCTTTCAAATGTCTGTCTTTTGTCCTCTGTCTTTGGCATTTTCTTTCTTCCCGAATATACGCTCCCAGTTTTCTTGTGGAATATCACCCATTGATAAACCTTTTCTTAATGAAGTGGTAATATCGCCTTGATGCCAATCCTCTTGCTCTTGTGAGGAGGATTCTTTGTAAATGGTCTTATTGCCTTGTTTTATTTCAACGAGCATTTAATAAACTTCCCACATCTAGCACATCTGCAACCATAAGCAGTATATACCCGCTTGTGAAAACCTAAAGCACATAGAATCTTGCCTATCATATTTGCACCTCTGAGGGTAGTATAGTATATTTTGGTATGATGTCAAGCAAAAAATAAAAGAGTTGACACATTTCTGCATCAACTCAAACGACTAAGCTTTGCCATTTATTCTTCCACCTTAAAGTTATTTGTTAACCATTTAATAGCATCGTCAACCCTATCTTTATCCCAAGTGTTATTGCGTAACTCTTTTAATGAATGAATAACCGGATTTATTGCCGCCCATACCGACATTCTATCCACTCTGTCAAGTCTTTGCATACATCCGATAATCAAATCGTCTTGTTTCTTCTTTGTTGTTATTATTATGTTAAATATTTTCATTTTCAATTTCCTTAATCTTCATTTCAGCATAATGCCAAGTGTAATAAACTTCCCCTGTTTTTCTGTCTTTTATTGTGTTGTGGCTGTAACGTATCATTCTAAAAGCCGCTAACGCAATCTTTAATTGCTTTTCCAAGCGTTCACATCTATCTAAAGCCCGCACAAGTGTTTCACTTCTACCGCTAGGCTCGTCATTGTAATTGTAGGGTTCTATCATTTTAATACCTCATCTATTTTCGTTATAACGGGATAGCATATATCTATAATAGAATCGTCATACCCATAATTTCTTTGTGCATCATTTAAAACTTCACGACATTCTTTCAGCAGTTCTTTGAGCTGTGCGTTTTCTCTTCTTACTTCCAA